GAAGGCGCGGACAAGCTCGCTGCCGTTGGCACAACAACGAGCACTGGCTCGGTTGCGATCACCGAAGGCGCGGATTCTCTCGCCGCCACCGGTAACATCGCCAGCGTTGCGACCGCATCGATCGTCGAAGGCGCAGATGCACTCTCGGCGACCGGCAACATCGCCAGCGTTGCCGCGGCCTCGGTCCTCGAAGGTGCGGATCAGATCACCGCGACGGGCACAACTACCGTCACGGGCGCAGCCGCGATACTTGAGGGCACCGATCAGCTCGCGGCCACAGGCAATACCGCAGTCTCTGGCGTTGCCGCGCTCATCGAGGGCGGGGACATCCTCGTCGCGGTTGGAGCGGTCGGCAACGTTGCGAACGGCTCCGCGTTTCTCACGGAGGGGTTTGACGACCCTACCGGCTCCTTCGGTGTCACGGGTGTGACAGGTGCCAGCGCATTGCTCGAGGGCGCCGATGTCCTGGCCGCCACGGGCACCACGGCGAGCACGGGTGCCGCTGGGATCATCGAGGCCGGAGACATCCTTGCCGCAACCGGCACGACCACGGCAACGGGTTCTGCAGCCATCCTTGAGGGCTACGACAACGCCGCAGGGGCCGGGATCGTGCTCCCGGCACTCGTGGGTTCCGCGAACATCGTCGAAGGCGCTGACGGGCTCGTAGGCCGTGACGGTGTGGGGCCTGTGTTTCCGCTTCCCAGTCAGGTCCTCCTGGGCGTGCAGTACGGCCCGACCGGCGCGGATTTCACGGGAACGCTCACCGCTACCGGTGGCGGCTACTACTTGCGGCGCCGGTAGTAACCATACCCCGCGATCTCGAACCTACCATCACGCAACCCGAGGAGTCCGACATGGCTATGGCATCGCTCAAGACAGACCCATCGCCCGAGGAGTGGAAGCCCTCGCCCTACGGGTATGGCACTTGCCTGCGGCTCACTTCCGACCAGGTCGAGGCCCTGGGGCTGCAGGCGAGCCCTCCTGATGCTGGCTCGCGCGTCTCGATACGAGGCTACGCGACCGTGGTGCGCACCGAGCAATCGACGGACGCGGACGGCGGCGACGGGGATGGCGACGTCGACGTCACGCTCGAGCTGCAGGTCACCGAGCTCGAGGTCACGCCGGGTGCGCAGACCGACCCGGCGATGGCCCTTTACGGGAGCTGAGCATGGCCAAGAAATGGATCGCCGGCGCGGTGAAGCACCCAGGTGCTGAGACCGCTGCCGCCAATCGCGCGGGCGAGTCGGTGCACGAGTACGCGGAGAGGCACAAAAACGCCAAGGGCACCGCCGGCAAGAGGGCGCGCCTCGCGCTCACGTTCGAGCGCATGCACTCGCACGCCAAGAAACTTTACGGGAAGGGCTGAGGGATGAGCAAGTACCTGTCGGCGCAAGTTGCGCACCTCTTCGACCCCAACACCGGGCGGTTCGTTGGCCACGAGGATGTCTACGGCCGTGAAGTGGTCGGCCCTGCATACGGCGTCGACGCCTTCGGCAACGTCAACGGGCTGCTCGGCTCGGATGGGATGGTCAACGTCAACGCGCCGGCGCCGACGAATCCGCTCCTTTCGCAGTCCCAGGCGAACCAGATTTACCCGTCGCTCGCGCCGAACCTCTTCACGGTAACGGGCGCAATCCCGAACCAGTACAACCCGGCAGACCCGCAATGTGTCTTCGCGCGCCTGTTGACCGGGGCGCCGCAGAACACGCCCGCGCAATTCGAGGTCGGCAACGCGACCATCACGAACCCGAGCGGTGTGCTCACCTACGACGGAGCGCTCGGACTCGTTTGTGACGGCACGGCGGGGACGCAGCTCCTCATCAACCTGACCGGCATCGCCGCGCTCGCGACCTCGACGACGTACATGGTCTACCTCGAGGTGGAGCGCTCGTTGCTTGCGGTGCCGCCTTCGCAGTCCGACTACAGCGCTGGCATTCCCCTCTCGAACCCCAACAACGCCATCATCGGCCTCTGGCAGCAGAACGCCGCGCCGCAGAACAATGCGCCGATTCAATTCGGCGTGTCCTGGGCTTCGCCGAACAAATCACTCGCGTGCGCCTACGTCCAGGCCAACAACACCTCGAACACCTTCGGGGGCTACTACACCGACATTGACGCGCCGGTGAACGACACGCACGTCCCCGTCGTTTTTTGCGTCGACAACGGATACACCGCGATTTTCGTTAACGGCAACGTCATCGGCATGCGCGCCTCGTCGACGAACCTCGCGAACATCGCGCTTCAATACATTTCGATCGGAAAGAACTGGGGGAGCGACGGCAACAACTCCTTCAAGGATGGCCATATCCGAAAGATCATGGTCATCAACGGGCGCGGCTGTCTGAGCACGAGTGCCGCTGGCCCGCTCCCTCTCCTCAACACGAACGGGAGCAACGGGATCTCGATCTTCGGGGACTCGTTCGCGGATCCGATCATCAACTACACCGCGACCGGTGCGGGGGGCTACAACCAACCGACGAATTGGTACTACGCCAACTCGTCGACGATGATCCAGATCGGGACTTACCTCAGGCGATACGGGTACCACGCGCCGAACTGCAACGACCTGAATCCCCTTGTGAATGCGAGCTCCTCGTGGGGCCAGCAGGGGTATCGCATGTGCGGCTGGTACACCGCGAAGGGGTCTACGCCCATCGCGCAAAACGGTGCCGCGGCTGCCATCGCGCCCGCGCCTGGCGCGCCGATCAATGCGGCCGCATGCGACACCGTTGCGGGCTCGAGCTCTGTCGGCTATCTGTGGGACTACCTCCCCTCGGTCCTCGCGTCGAACCCGGCCTACGTCGTGCTCTCCGCTGGCACCAACGATTCGAGCAGCCAAAACTCTTCCGGGTATGCGCGCTGGTATCGGTACTTCCTCGAGTATCTCTTCGGCCTCAACGGCAACGCACCGACGAGCGTCAAGGGTGTCGTGCTCGTCACGAACATTGTCACCCCTTACGACTACAACGTCGCCGCGCCGACGAGGCTGCTCGCGGCGGAAGCACAGAACGCGGCGATTGCGGCCACGGTCGCGTGGTTCCAGCAGACTTATCCGGCGTCTGCGAAGGCGGTGGCCATCGCCGATTGGTACTCGGCTGTCGGCGGCCACGTCACTTACTCCCAGGCTTTCGGGCTGCCGCAGACCTCGTCCGGCTCCGGCAACATCCATCCCGGCCCGATCGGCAAGATGATGCAGGGCCAGGTCATCGCGCAAGCCCTTCTCAATCTCCAGTCGCAGCTCTCGGGCGCAGCGAACCTGCCATCGTCGTTCACGCCGCTGCCGCAGAAGTTTGCCTATCAGAGCGCGCCGCCGCTGCAAAAGCGGCTCCTGGGCTCGCTCCGCGGGCAGAGCATGGCCGCGACCGGCGACTTCCCGATCTTCCTCAACTGGCCTGGCACGCTCCCGTCGAACCTGCAATTTCGCATCGACGAGATCGTTCTCGTCAACTACGGCTCGGCCATCTCCACGGCAGCGGGCGGTGTCTACACCGCGACGGCGGCAGGAGGCACCGCGATCCTCAATGCATCGCCCGTCACGTTCAGCTTGGGCGCGGGAACGCTCGCCGCGCCGACGCTATCCGCGCCGGCGCTCGCCGCGGGCATCAGCACGACGATCTTTAATTCGCAGATGACTGTCGTTGGCCAGGATCAATTCCAGTTGTCGGCTCCCCTCTACTTCCACGTCGGCACCGCGCAAGCGGGCACGCTCATGGACATCCTCGTCTACGGCACGCCGATCAGTCCGCTCTGATCTCCTCGTAACCTTAATCCGGCATCGCGCCCATACCCTTGCGCGATGCCGGATATCGACCCGCTGGATGTTCACGCGCAGATCGAGGCGCAAGAGGCGGCCAAGCAGCGAGCGAGGCAGCTCGCGCGCGAAGAGGCCGATGACATCCGCTGGCTCATGTCCGGCAAGCGAGGGCGGCGCATCGTGCGCCGGATCCTCTCGCGCGCCGGGGCGCTCGATGAGTTCCCGTCGTCCTTCAACACGAACGCGGCCACGATGGCGTTCAACGAAGGGCGTCGGACCACAGCCTTCGCGTTGCGCGAGCAGATCCTGGCCTGGTGCCTCAAGGATTACGTGCTGATGCTCGAGGAGCGCGAGGAAGATGCCTGACGATACCGCGGCCGGGACTGCGACCAACACCGGCGGCACGACCGCTGCGGCTCCGGCCGCGGCACCAGCAGCAGCGGCTCCTGCCGCGGCTGCAGCTCCCGCCGCGCCGGCGGCCAGCGCGACGGCTCCTGCCGGCGATGCTGCCAAGCCGGCCGATGGGGGATCCCAGTCGCAAGCGGCTGGGGGCTCCGACACCCTCCTGGGCGACAAGCCCGGCGAGGCCAACACCGACGGCCAGGGCGAGAAGCCTGCGGCCCCCGAGAAATACGAGTTCAAGGCGCCCGAGGGCGTCGCGCTCAACCCGGGGGATGTCGCGGCTTTTTCCGAGGTCGCCAAGGAGTTGGGTCTGCCCCAGGACGCTGCGCAGAAGATTGTCGACAAGCTCGCACCGACCATCGCCAAGCGCCAGGCCGAGGAGTTCCAGGCGGCCGTTGAAGCGCAGAGCACGAAGTGGGTCGATGCCGTGAAAGCGGACCCCGAGATCGGGGGCGACAAGCTCGGCGAATCGCTTGCGGTTGCCAAGAAGGCCCTCGACGCCTTTGGCACTCCCGCACTGCGCGAGATGCTGGTTCAGACCCGACTCGGGAACAACCCGGACGTGATCCGGTTGTTCGTTCGGATCGGGGAATCCATCAGCGAGGACACGCCCGTGCAGGGCGGCGACTCGCAGGCGGCCGCGGCGGCCGCCACCGGGGAGACGCGCACGCAGCAGCAGGCGAACGCGCTCTACGGTAAGAAACCCACTTCTTAGGAGCCTGAATCATGGCTGTGCAAGCAACGAACGCACTCACCCTCGCCGACTGGGCGAAGCGGCTCGACCCCGATGGCCGCGTGCCCGTGGTCGCCGAGCTGCTCTCGCAATCGAACGAGATCCTCGAGGATGCCGTCTTCATGGAAGGCAACCTCCCCACCGGGCACCGCGTGACGATCCGCACGGGCCTGCCGATCGTTTACTGGCGCTCGATCAACCAGGGCGTGCCCTCCTCGAAGAGCACGACCGCGCAGGTCGATGAGTCGGTTGGCATGCTGGAAGCCTACTGCCGTGTCGACAAGGACCTCGCCGAGCTCAATGGCAACCTGGAACAGTTCCGCCTGTCCGAGGACACCGCCTTCCTGGAAGCGATGAACCAGACCCAGGCGCAGACGATGTTCTACGGCAACCCGCAGACGGACATCCGCCAGTACCTGGGCCTTGCGCCGCGCTTTGGCGCGATTGCGGGCGCGGGCAACGCGCAGAACATCCTCTCGGGTGGCGGCGCGTCGAGCAACAACACGAGCATTTGGCTCGTGGGCTGGGGCGAGCAGACGGTGTTCTGCACCTTTCCCAAGGCCTCCAAGGCCGGCCTCATCCACGAGGACAACGGCATCCTCACGGTGTACGACCCCAACGGGGCGCCGTACCAGGCCTACCAGACGCACTACCAATGGAAGAACGGCCTCGTCGTCAAGGATTGGCGCTACGTCGTGCGGATCTGCAACATCAACACCGCCAACCTCGTTGCCAACACCTCGGCCGCCGACCTAATCGCGCTCATGTCCCGCGCGCTCGACCGCATTCCGAATTTCGGGATGGGGCGGTTCTCGTTCTACATGAACCGCACGGTGTACTCGATCCTCCGGCTGCAGGCCCTCCAAAAGAGCAACTACGCGCTCAACGTGGAACAGGGCCTCAATCAGTTCGGTACGCCGCAGTCCTGGCTGAGCTTCGAGGGCGTGCCGCTTCGTCGCGTTGACCAGATCCTCAACACCGAGGCGACGATCTCGTAACCGGCCAGCACCTAGGAGCTTCAATCATGATTGCAGACGCACTTCTGACCCTCGCCGGCACCGCCGTCGGGTCGACCATCACGGGCCAAGCGGTCACGGCGACGGGTAACACCCTCTCGACCAACGTCATCGATCTCTCCTCGGGGTACGCCCCGAACGGGATCGGCGCTTCGCAGACGCGGGACATGGGCGAGGGGGCGGATTTCGACTACATGCGGGTCGAGGTCCTGACGGCGTTCAACAACGCCACCTCCGTCGAGTTCCAGATCATCCAGCACGATGACACCGCGCAATCGGTGAACGTGACGGTTGTCGGGACTACTGGGCCGATTCCCCTGGCTTCGCTCACCGCGGGCGCGCGCTTTGCGGCGCAGATCAACCCGCGCATCGCGAGCAAGGGCCAGCGCTATCTCTCCGGCCGCTGGGTGGTGGTAGGGACGGCGCCGACCACGGGCACGATCTTCGCGGACCTCGGCGCCGAGATCCAGGACGGGCAGAAGTTCTACCCGGTCGGGTTCGCGGTCCTGTAACCAACGCAAGAGGAGGTTCGCACGATGGCCAAGTTCCGCGTCACGAAGACGTCGTTTCTCAATAACCAGCTCCATCAACCGGATGCAATCGTCGATCACGAGGGGCCCTACGCGGACAACCTCGAGCCCGTCGATTCCCCGGTCGACAAGGAGCAGGCGATCGCTGCGAATCGCACGTCGCTGCTGCGTCGTCTTCTTGCCGCCAAGGGCGTTGACCAGGCCGACATGCCGACAACGGATGCGGAGCTTCGCCAGATGCTCCTCTCCCACGGCGTGAAGGAAGCGGACATCCCTGCAGCCCCTCCGGCCTCATCCGCCGACGGGCTGGTGTAACGAGTCTCCCCCTGCCGTGGTAAACGGCTTTGCGCCCCGGCCTAGCGCCGGGGCTTTTTCTTTCGAGGGCTAGATGGCAACCGACGTCGACATCTGCAACCTGGCCCTGGGGCACATCGGGGATGCGGCGGCCGTCACCTCGATCAGCCCGCCCGACTCGACCACGCAGGCACTGCACTGCGCGCGCTTCTATCCCATAGCCCGGGACTCGCTCCTCGAGGAGCATGCCTGGGGCTTTGCTACGGTGCGCGTGGCACTGGCCGCGGCACCGACGAACCCTTCGACCTCGTGGCAATACTGCTACCTCGCGCCGACGAACGTCCTCAACTACCTCGAGATCCTCGACTCCAACGCGCAGGATGACTACTCCACGGGCCTGCCGCTCGCGGGCTCGGTGCCCGCGACGGTGCAACCGCAGGTGGGGATCCAGCCGGCGCAGCCCTTCGTGGTGGAGCAGGACCTCAACGACAACGACATTGTTCTCACCAACCAGGCGAACGCGGTGCTGCGCTACACCCAGGTGCAGACGGACACCTCGCAGTTCTCGCCGCTCTTCATCGATGCGCTCGCGCTGCGCCTCGCGGCGATGCTCGCTGGCCCGATCATCAAGGGTACCGAGGGGCGCCAGGTCGCGATGCAGTTGCGCCAGGAGGCTGCAGGCGCCAAGGCGGCGGCGGTGGCCTCGGACTCCAACCAGAGGCGCGTGCGGCTCCTCTACAGCACGCCCTGGATCGTGAACCGCTGATGGCGCAGACCCGCTCCTACGCCCGCTCGTTCGGCGCCGGCGAGGTCACGACCGAGCTCTTCGGCCGGCTCGACGTCGCGAAGCGCCAGGAGGGCCTGGCGCTGTGCCGCAACTTCATCACGCGGCCGCAGGGCGCCGTGGTGAATCGGACGGGCACGGAGTTCGTGCTGGAGGTGAAGGACTCCTCGAAGTACACGCGGCTCATCCCGTTCTCGTACACGAACACGCAGACCTATGCGATCGAGGTCGCGACGGGCGCCTTCCGGTTCCACACCCAGGGCGCCACGATCACGAACGCGCCGGCGGTATGGTCCTCGTCGATCTCCTACCTCCCCAACGATCTCGTGGTGCAGGGCGGCGTCCAGTACGCCTGCATCACCGCGAACAACAACTCGGTGCCCCCAAGCGCCAACTGGCGCACGCTCGCGTGGTCGAGCTCGACGGCCTACAACGTGGGCGACCTCGTGACCTCGGGCGGCGTCACCTACTACTGCATCCTCGCGCACACCAACCAGGCGCCCCCCAACGCGACCTACTGGTACGCGCAGCCCGCGGGGATCTACGAGATCCCCAACGGCTACCAGACGGCAGACCTCCCGAACCTGCACTACACGCAAAGCGCGGACGTGCTCACGCTCGTGCACCCCAACTACCCGGTGATGGAGCTACGCCGCTACGGCGCCACCGACTGGCAGTTCACGGCGCCGGCGTTCAGCCCGCCATCGAACCAGCTCTCGACGCCGGCCTGCACCGCCAACTCGCCCGGCGGGGTGGGGAGCGGCAGCATCCTCTACAGCTACGTCGTGACGGGGGTGCAGACTGCCGACGGGCAGGAGACGGTCGCGAGCGCGCCCACGCAGGGCACGACTTTCACGATCACCTCGGCAACGAGCGCGACGCCCAGCGTCATCACGACCTCGGTCGTCTCTGGCCTCGCGGTTGGCGACACCTGCTTCCTGCAGCTCACCATCGCGTACTACCCCTACAACGTGCTCATCCAGGGGAACTACACCGTCGCCTCGGTGTCGGGCAGTACGGTCACGCTCAACAACTCGAGCGGCCTTCCCTTCGGCATCAACCCGTCGCACCCCTTCGTGAGCGGGACGATCGCGATTTCGGGGGTAAAAAACAACCTCGCGGTAGCGGGGAACACGAACGTCATCTCGTGGCAGGACAACTCCCCGGCCGGCACTTACGTGCGGTACAACGTCTACCGGCTCACCCAGGGGCTCTACGGGTACGTCGGCCAGGCGGCCTCGACGGTCTTCACCGACAACAACATCATTCCCGACGCGACGACCACGCCGCCCATCGCGGACACCGGGTTCAATGACCAGCCCGGGGATTACCCGGGCGCGGTGACCTACTTCCAGCAGCGGCGCGTGTTCGGCGGCACGACGAAAAAGCCGCAGAATCTTTGGATGACCCGCAGCGGTACCGAGAGCAACATGAGCTACTCGATCCCGGTGCGCGCCGACAACCGGATCGCGGTGCGCATCGCGGCGCGCGAGGCATCGGCCGTGCAGCACCTCGTGCCGGTGGCGAATCTCATGATTCTCACGCCGAGCACCGAGTGGCTATCGAACGGGGGCTCTGCTGGCGCTGCGATCACGCCGACGAGCTTCCAGGTCCAGCCGCAGAGCTATGTCGGCTCGAACAACGTGACGCCGATCACGGTCGGGAACGTGATCCTCTTTGCCACCTCCCGAGGTGGCCATCTGCGGGAGATGTCCTATTCCTGGCAGGCGGGGTCCTACGTCTCGGCGGATCTCTCGATCCTCGCGGCGCACCTCTTCGACTATCAGACCGTCAACGATATGGCCTACGCGCGCGGGCCCTACCCTGTGCTGTGGGCGGTCTCTTCCAGCGGGAAGCTCCTCGGGCTCACCTACGTCCCGGAGCAGCAGGTCGCAGCCTGGCACCAGCACGACACTGGGAACGGGGACGCCTTCGAGTCCTGCTGCGCGATCACCGAGGGCGGCGAGGACATGCTCTATGTCGTCGTGAACCGCACGATCATGGGCGCGACCAAGCGCTACGTGGAGCGGCTGCGCTCCCGCAACTTCGCGAACCAGTCGCAGGCCTTCTTCGTCGACTGTGGCGTTATCCAGACCTTCGGCTCGCCGGTGACGAACCTCTCAGGGCTCACGTGGCTGGCAGGGCGCACGGTCAACGTGCTCGCGGATGGCGCGGCGGTGAACGGCCTCACGGTGAGCAACACGGGAACGCTCACGCTCCCCAACGCGGCGAGCACGGTGGTCGTGGGCCTACCGATTGTTGCGCAGATCCAGACACCGCCGCTTGCGACGCAGCTCGACCCAGCGCTCTCGCAGGGGCGCGCCAAGAACGTGAACCGGATATGGCTGCGGGTCTTCAACTCTGCGCCCTTCGCGGCGGGCCCCAATTTCTCGAGTCTCGTGAACTACCCGGGGCTCCCGCCGGCGCAAGTCGGGGTCGCGCCGGCGCTCATCACGGCCGAGCTCGAGCTCGCGCTCATGCCGTCGTGGAACCAGGACGGGTCGGTGTGCATCCAGCAGACGGATCCGTTGCCGCTTGACATCGTCGACATGACGGTCGAAGTATCCGTGGGAGGAGGCTGAGATGGGAATGGGCGCGCTCGCGCTGCAAGGCGCCGGGGTCGGGATGTCGATGATGGGCGCCATGAACCAGGGCGAGGCCCAAAAGCAGGCGCTGGGGTATGAGTCGACGGTGGCCAGCAACAACGCGATCGTGGCGAGCTACCAGGCCGACGTGGCCAAAGAGGTCGGGGCCCAGCAGACCCAGGCGAGCGAGTTCAAGACGTCCGCGCTCTACGGCGAGCAGCGGGCGCAGCTCGCGGCCAACGGCGTCGACCTTGGCACGGGCTCCGCGACGGACGTGCTCGCCTCGACGAAGTACATGGGCATGCGGGACGTGATGACGATCCAGGACAACACGAACCGGCAGGTGTGGGCCGACCAGGTCGCGGCCTCTGGCTTCAAGGGTGAGGCCGCGGCGGACGCGGCCGCCGGCCGGCAGATCAATCCTGGGCTCATGGGTGCGACGACGCTCCTCACGGGCGCGGGCTCGACGCTCAACACCTACGCGGCCCTGAAGCGCGCCGGGAGCATCTGATGGCCCAGGTCCCCCTGCAGGACGCGCCGAGCGTTGCCGCCCAGGAGCTCCCGGGAGTCCAGCTCCGCGCGCCTTACCGGCTCCTGCAGATGGCCGACCTCGGGCCTGGCCAGCAGATCCGTGCCGGCCAGGCGCTCGAGCAGGCGGGTAGCTCGCTCGGGCACGAGCAGGCCCTCGTCCAGGCCCAGCAGAACGAGGCCGCCGTGAAGGCGGCCGAGGCCAACGCCACGCAGATGGCGACCTCGATCATGTGGGACCCCGACACAGGCGTCATGGCCCAGCGTGGGCAGAACGCCGTCGACGCGGCTCCCAAGGCCGTGCAGGCCCTCCAGGACGCGCGGACGGGGCTTGCCGAGGGGCTCACGAACCCGGTGCAGCGGCAGATGTTCCAGCAGGTCTCGGACGCGCAGCACGCGGCCGAGCAGCGGCAGATCGCCCAGCACGTCGCGGCGCAATCCTTCGTCGCCGAGCAGGACGCGAGCAAGCTCCGGGTGCAGACCCACTCCGACGCCGCGGTGCAGTCCTACCAGCCTGGCGGGGACAACTCGACCTTCGCGCTCCACATCGCCGCCGCGCAGAACGAGCTCGAGGGGCAGGCCAAGGCGGCCGGGATACCGGACGAGGCCGTCGGGCAGTACGTGAAGGATGGGATGGCGCCGACCTACACGGCGCTCGTCAACCACCTCATCGACCAGCCTGGCGGCACGGGGCCCGCTGCGGCCGCGCTCGCGCAGATCCGCGACCAGCTCCCCACGAGCATCGCCGACACGCTGCAAAAGAAGGTCGAGGCCGGGCAGTCGGCCGACAAGGTCGTCTCGACCGCCGACCAGATCGGGGACACGGTCCAGGGGATCGACGCGCAGCTCGCCGAGGCGCGAAAGCGCTTCGAGTCGGGGCAGATCGATGGGAAGGAGCGCGAGCAGGTCGAGTCGCGGCTCATGCAGGTCGACCGGCGCAGCGAGGAGCAGAGCAACAAAGCGACGGCCTCTGCGGTTGGCCAGGCGCAGGACTGGTTGCTCAAGAACCCTGGGAAGGGCATGCTCGACATGCTCCAGGACCCGTCGATGCGCTCCACCTATTTCGCGCTCGAGGCGAAGGGGCACCTTGCCGCGCTCGATGCGTTCGCGAACCGGGAGAACAACAAGTCGGACCCGGCGGTCTACCACAACGTCGTGGCGCACATGGGCGACGGCGGCCCTCAGGACCCGATGAAACTCCCGGATGCCGACTGGCTGCTCCTCCACAACAACGGCCTCGGGGATGCGGACTGGAAGCGCTTCGACAAGGAGCGCACCGACATGCAGAACGGGACGATCCCCTCGAAGCTCGACCCTGGGCGCGTCGACACGCCGACGCTGCGCGCGTCCTTGAACGACCGGCTCAAGCAGCTTGGCATCGACACGAACCCCAAGGACGACGCTGGGAAGGCCCAGGTGGGTGGAATCCAGCGCTTTGCCATGCAGTACGTCCTGCAGGACCAGGCGGCGGCCGGGCACAAGTTCAACGCGGCCGAGATGGAGAAGAGCCTCGATACGATGTTCTCGCGCGGCGCGGTCGCCGAGCACTGGTACGGTGACGAGCAAAAGAAGCTCGTCCAACTCTCGATCGACGACGTTCCCGCCACGACCCGCACGCAGATCCGCGCGGGGCTCATGCGCGCGGGCAACGCCGCACCGTCCGACCAGGACGTGCTGAACACCTACCGGGGGATCCTTGCCAGACGACAGTAACCTCGATTGGGAAGGCGAAGCGTTCAAGCTGCAGCAGTCGCAGCTCGCGCCGCAGGTCGCCAACTCGGTGCGCAACGCAAGCCAGGTCGACCCCGACCAGGGCGCGCGGGCGAACGTGCTCTCGCGCCAGCTCCAAATACCCGCGAGCTCGATCCTCGCGGATCCTAAGGCGGCGGAGGTGCGCGCGCGGATGGCGTCGCTCGACGCGCCCAAGCTCATCGAGCAGGCGCCCGTCACGGCGAGCACGATCGCGAACCAGCAGACGGCCAACGCCGCGCACGACGACATCCCGACGCTGGCGGGGATCGAGCAGAACATTTCGCCTCCCGAGCGGCGGAGCCTTCTCGACAGCGCCGCCCACGCGCCGGTGGAGGCCATCAAGGGCCTGGGCGGGACGTTCAACCGCTTGGGCGTGACGGTCAGCGAGGCGGCGGCCATCCCCGCGATTGCCGTCGACAAGGCCTCGAGCCTGCTATCCGGCCGCTACGAGACCGGGGCGCAGGATTGGTGGTTCCGCAACACGACGGCGGTCGGGGAAGCGAATCAGGGCGCGTTTGCGCCGGCTGCCAACGCCGGCGTCCCGGAGAAATTCGCGAACCTCGCCGGCAACCTCATCGGGGTGCTCTCCCAGGCATTGCTCACCGGCGGCGAGGGCGCAGCCCTCCCGGCGTCCGCCAGTGGCGTAGAAGCGTTGCAGGCTGCGGCCGTGCACGGCACGAAGGCGATGGCGGTGCCCGCGCTCACAGATGCCACCCACACGATGCGGGAGGTGTACGGCGCGACCGGGAACATGGACCAGGCGGTGCAGGCCGCGGCGGCGCAGTACGCGGCCTCGACCGCAGGCGGCATCGTCCCGCTCAACGCCGGCGGCCCGCTCCTCTCGCGGATGCTGCAATCGGCGGGGTCGGGCCTCCTCACCGGCGAGGCCTCGCGCCAGGGCATGAACCTCGTACTCCCGTCCCAGCTCCACCAGGAGTTCGACCCCGAGAGCGCGATGATGAACGCCTTCGCGATGTCGATCATGGGGATCCCGGGCGAGGCCGGGCGCCACCCCTACGAAGCGATCCGGCAGACCTACCAGGACGCGCAGCGCGCGGAGCAGGGGCAGAAGGACTTCGCGGCGCTCGGGCAGCTCTCGCAGCTCGCCACGGGCTCCAAGTGGCGCGAACGCGATCCCGAGGCCTTTCATCAGTTCGTGGAGCGCGTCGGGGACGCCGGCGCCCTCCCCGCCGTCTACGTCGACCCGCACGTCCTCTCGCAGGCCATGGACGGCGTCGGCGAGACGGCCGATCGCCTGCGGCAACTGATGCCCGAGGTCGCAGAGCAGATGAAGGCCGGGCTCGAGACCGGGGCGGACGTGCGTATCCCTGTTGCGGACTACGCGACCCATATCGCCGGCGGCGCGGTCGACCAGGCGATCCTGCCGCACCTCAAGGCGGACCCCGAGGGGCTCACCTATGCCCAGGTCCAGGAGCAGTCCGGGAACGAGGTGCAGCGAATGCAGGAGATCGCCCAGGGCGCGATCCAGCAGCAATCCGACACGGCGGCCTGGCACGCTTCCGAGCGCCAGGTCGAGGACACCGTCCGCCAGCAGCTCGAGGCGACGGGCCGCGTCGCGCCCAAGGCCGCGCAGGCCTACGCGGCGCTGCATCGCGATTTCTTCTCGACCCTCGCGGATCGCACCGGGGTGATGCCGCACGAGGCCTTCGCTGAGCACGGCGCCAACATCGTGGGCGAGCCCCTCGCCGGCGGCTACGGCCAGGAGAGCCGTGGCACTTACTCGCCCGAGGACCGCACGATCTCGGTGCTTGAGCACGCGGACCTCTCCACTTTCCTGCACGAGTCGGGGCACTTCTTTCTCGACACCTACGAGCGCCTCGCGCAGAGCGGGCCACCCGAAGTGCAGCAGGACTTTGGCGAGCTGATGAAATGGTTCGGGAAGGACCCCGAGACCTGGCGCGGCATGTCGATCGACGAGAAGCGGCCCTTTCACGAGCAGTTCGCCAAGGGGTTCGAGCGCTACCTCATGGAGGGGAAGGCTCCGACGTTCGAGCTCTCGCGCGTCTTCGGGCAGTTCCGCGCGTGGCTATCCCGGATTTACCAGTCCGTCACGAACCTGGGCGTCCCGCTCACCGACGAGGTGCGCGGGGTCATGGACCGCATGCTCGCTTCCTCCGAGGCGATCCGCGCGACGGAATCCGCCCGTCAGATGGTGCCGCTTTTTGCCGTGAAGCCCGAGGGCATGACGGACGAGGAGTGGCAGCAGTACCAGTCGGCGGGGCGCGACGCGACCGAGCAGGCCATCGCGGACATGCAGGCCCG